TGTACGAGAAGCAATACATAATGACACAGGCGTCAAGTATACTCTAGACCGTGTTGAGAGAGCCATGTACCTAGAGGGTCATCTTGCTGCTAGAGACGTGTTTAAACCAAAACTTAAAAGAGATTGGGAGTAATATGCCAGAGATCATCATGGAGCGTGTACTTAAGTGGCAACTGATGCCCCGCATCATGATGCTTGCTGTTACTATTCTTAGTTATCAAGCAGTTCATTGGTTCATGAGCCTACCTGATCCATCTATCCAACAGTCTGGCCTAGTGTCAGTTTGTATGGGGGCTTTAACTGGTTGTTTTGCAGTATGGCTAGGCAATGAAAAGAAATGATTGTTTGGAGTAACAAATGATTGGACAAATCTTCGGATCACTTGTAGGTTTAGCCACAAGTGTCATAGACAGCAAGACTCAAGTTAAACTCACAGAAGCTGAGATGAAAAAGAAACAGCTTACTGGAGAGATTGACTGGGATATTGAGGCTATGAAAGCCACCCAGAATAGCTGGAAAGATGAATGGATTACTTTGTTGTTCTCTGTGCCTCTTATCCTAGCATTCTGTGGTGAGTGGGGTAATGCTATAGTGTCTGATGGGTTTGTAGCTTTAGAGGCTATGCCTATGTGGTATCAGGTTGCACTTGGTGGCATTGTGAGTGCATCTATAGGGATGCGTTCAGTGAGCAAGTTCTTTGGAGGTAAAAGTAATGGGTGATTGGAGTAAAGATTTAGGCATTAGTAAGAAAGCGTGGGAAGGTTTAAAGCCTAACCAACGTAACCGTATGCTTAATATATTTAACAAGTCTCCTAGAGGAAAAGAACTAAAGAAGGCCGAAAGTAAGTCTAAGTCTACAGCCAGAAAAGATTTAAAAGTAACAAAGACAAAAAGAAAACTTAAAGATAATGTATCTACGGCAGTTAATGCTGAAAAGATTAAAATACGTAATAAGAGATTGATTGAAGAAGCTCTAGAAAGCCAGTATAGGAAAAATAATCCTACTTCTAAAGTTACTACTAAGGGGGCCGAAGCACCTACAAAGTTTTTTAATTTTATTACAGATAAGATTTTCAAATGAAGGCTGACGTATTGCTTTTCCCTCAACTAAGTAACGTCATACGTTTCCCTGAGTTAAGTGATATAGATAAACAGTACGTAGAACTAGAAGAACAACATAAGCTAATACAAGAACAGCGTAAGCTAATAGAGGGAAAACTTAATGTTTAAACTATCAACACGGAGCATGAGCCGACTTGAGGGTATTAACCCTGAATTGATTCGGGTAGTTACTGAAGCTATCAAGCTAACTAAAGTAGACTTTGGGGTTACTTGTGGTATGCGTACTGTAGAAGAGCAGGAGAAGCTTGTAGCTAGTGGTGCTTCACAAACTATGAAGAGCAAGCACCTAGAGGGCCGTGCAGTTGATCTGGTAGCCTATGTAGGTTCTAGTGTTACTTGGCAGTTAAACATGTATGATGATTTAGCTGATGCTATGGCTAAGGCAGCTAAGGGTTTAGGTGTACCTTTGAAGTGGGGGGCAGCTTGGAGTGTAGGTGACATGACTGCTTATGAGGGTACTATGGAGAACGCTATGAATGACTATGTAGATTTGCGTAGGTCACAGGGGCGTAGGCCGTTCATTGATGCACCACACTTTGAGTTGATGTAGAATGTCTATTGATTACAGGGGAGAGAAGTTTGCAGGTTATAACAAGCCGAAGCGTACCCCTGATCACCCGAAAAAAAGTCATGCCGTTCTTGCAAAAGAAGGTACAACCATTAAGCTCATCCGGTTCGGTGAACAGGGAGCCAAAACGGCAGGGAAGCCCAAAGCGGGTGAATCTGACCGTATGAAGAAAAAACGTGCATCCTTTAAAGCAAGACACGGTAAAAATATAAAAAAGGGAAAACTCAGCGCAGCATACTGGGCTGATAAAACAAAATGGTAAAACACACATAAGGAACTAATATCATGGCAACTACTACACTCACACAAGGCATTGAAGAGTACGAAAGCAATATTACATTTGGTAATGGCATTGACATTACTGGTGGGCTACTTACTACTGGTGGTGGACACTTCCAATATACTGAGGCTGCAGGTTATGCTGCTTCTGACTTTATTGTAGGTAAAGGCGCAAGTACATATGGAACGGTAGACCCGTTTACTTCAGGTGCTTCTCAACTCTTTCCTATTGGCAGTAAGCTTCTGTACGGTAACACTACATACCGTTACTGTAAGATGGCTGCAACTGCAGTAACAGCAGGTAAGTGCGTAACTCACGCTGCCTCTATTGCTCACCACTTTGATCTAGCTCCTACTGCTGACGTAGCTGCTGGTGAAACTGCAATCTCTGTTGAGACTGCTGGCGACACTGACATTACACTTAATCAATATGCAGGTGGTTACTTGTATATTAATGATGGTGCAGGTGAAGGTCAGATGCTCCGCATTCGTTCTAACCCAGCACATGATCACTCCTCAGACCCGTCTATTGTCATTACTACTTATGATGATTTAGCAACAGCTCTTACAGCTTCTTCTAGCACACGAATTACTCTTATTGCTGACCCCCTCAGTGCTTTGATTGTTCAAGCTGCTACAACTACAGGCGCAACTATGGGTGTCACTGTTGTAGATATGGCTGCTTCCCACTTTGGTTGGATGGCTGTATCAGGTCCACAAGCTGTACTTACTTCAGGTACACTTGTAGTAGGCAACCACGCTGTACCTTTGGGTGCTGCAGGTGCTGTAGGTCCAGCGGCTGGTGACGTTATTCAAGTGGTTGGTACAGTTATGATCGTTAACGTAACTACTGATTATTCCTTGATTAACCTTTATGGCATTGTATAAATCTTAAACAGGGAGGGCGTCTAACGATGACTAAAGTAATTAAAACATCTGTGACGCCCTCTCCGCTTGGAAAGGCTAAACGCAACTACCGTAAAGAGTATGATAACTACCACGCTGCTCCAGAGCAGAAAAAGAAGAGAGCATCCCGCAATGCTGCAAGAGGAGCCTTAATGACTTCAGGAGCAGTACGCAAGGGTGACGGTAAAGACGTAGATCATAAGAACGGAAACCCTATGGATAACAGGGGCGGTAACTTAGCAGTTAAACCTAAGAGTCGCAATAGGTCTTTTCCTAGAGATAGAAATGCAAAGAAATTAAGGAGCTAAATAATGTCTAACTACTCTGCACCAATAGTAGGGGAAGACTTAGGATGGACTGTACAAACTGCAGTTACTCTAAGCAATACTAACACGACTCATGTAGATTGCACTAATGCAAAACTTTTACACATTGAAGCAAGTGCTGCTATTGATATTAACTTTGGCGCTGCTGAAGCTGATAACAGTGACAATGATATTGAGCTAGCTGCAGGGGTATATACGTATACTGTACCTAAAGCACTAGGTAATTCAACTATTTTAAACTACAGACGAGCTAGTGGCTCAAGCACAGTAGTACGTGTTGTACTTTCATAACAAGGAGATAACTCAAAATGGCTAAGATGTCACTCACGGCATACATGAACCAAGAACTTAAACTAAAAGGTCTTGGAGTAAAAGAAGCTAAAAAGAACGCAGGTAAATACAAAAGTATTAGTTCTGCTAAAAAAGCAGGTAGTCTGTACTACACAGACAAAAAAGGCAATGTCATGGCGGCTGTCTATGCAGAGGACTTGAATAAGAAGCCTGTTGCTGCTGCTACCCCAAAAGAAAGCAAAATTACAAAATCTAATCTTGATGCAAAAGGTGACAGCCGTCCCGGTTTTGATAAGTTTAAAAAGGACCAAAAAAGTAGAGACATTTCTATAGCCGATAATTTGAAGAAAGTAAGAAAAAAAACTAATGCTGCTTCTACAGAGACTCGTAATGACGTTATGGCTCAAGGTTCGTTTAATAATCTCACAAGGGACCAACAAAGACTTGTACAAAACAAAGTAAACAATGGTATGACACGTAACAATGCTATTGCAAAGGTTACTGCAGATATAACTCTTAACAAAAATAACCAAGTCACCAAAGGCAACAACAAAGGCGGTATGATGATGAAAAAGAAGACAGGTTACGCTGCAGGCGGTATGCCTATGGTTATGAAGGCTGGCAAGAAAGTACCTGCGTTTGCTGCTGACGGTGTTGGCAAGATGAACAAAGGTGGTGCTGTTAAGAAGAAGCCTACAGCTAAGATGATGGCTGGCGGTATGGCAGCTAAGAAAAAGAAGCCTGCAGCTAAGATGATGGGCGGTGGAATGACTAAATCTAGCGGTTACATGTATGGTGGAATGGCTAAGAAGAAAACTGCTGCTAAGAAGAAGTAGTGCATAACGGGTTTGCATTCTTGTATGTAGTCCTATAAGTTAAAGCATGGTATAACTATCTGTGGTAATACATAGAGGAGTTATACCATGTTTAAAAACTTTATTAAGAAACTACAAGTACATCAACAGCGACGAGCAGAGTACTGGCAGCTAAACAATCTGACAGATGAGATGCTCAAAGACATAGGAATGACACGTGGTGAAATCAACTACAGGTTCTACAAAGAAGAAGAAGTCGGGCGTTAATGCGGCTGGTAATTATACTAAGCCTACTATGCGTAAGTCTCTTGTTGCCTCTGTCAAGGCCAGTGGTAAAGGCGGAAGCCCCGGCCAATGGTCGGCACGTAAAGCTCAAATGGTCGCCAAGCAATACAAAGCAAAAGGTGGAGGATACACATCATGAAGGGCGTAAAGCATTATAAGATTAATGGTGTTGAGTATAAAGGTAGCAATCACAAGATGTCTGATGGCACTTTACATTCTGGAAAAACTCATAGCAAGTCAAGTGTACGTTTGTATCACTATAAAGACTTGAGTAAGAAAGCAAAGGCAAAAGCTGATGGCGTTAAAACCAAGCCAAAAAAGTCTTAAGTCTTGGACGGGTCAAAAATGGAGAACCAAGAGTGGAAAACCTTCTACGCAAGGTCCAAAGGCTACAGGAGAACGTTACCTTCCAGCTAATGCTATTAAAGCTATGGGTGCTGGGGCGTATGCGGCTTCTACAGCTAAGAAGAGAGCGGATACAGCAAAGGGCAAGCAAGTCTCTAAGCAACCTAAAAAAGCGGCTAAGGCTACGAAGCCACACAGGAGAATAAAGTGAGTAAAAACTTAAACGAGAAGCAACAGATGTTTATGCAAGTCTTGTTTGACGAGGCAGGTGGTGACGTAGTGCAAGCTAAGAAGATGGCAGGTTACTCTGACACCACTGCTACTCGCCTTGTTGTAGAAGCACTAAAGGATGAAATCTTTGAGGCTACCAAGACGTACATGTCTAGGCTTGGCCCTAAAGCTGCTGTAGCTTACGGTAGTGCGCTGATGGACCCTACACAGCTAGGCGTTAAAGAGAAGATGGTAGCAGCAGGGCAGATACTTGATCGTGCTGGTGTAGTTAAGACTGAGAAGGTTGCTGTAGAAGCAAGCGGTGGTTTGTTTATTTTGCCACCTAAAGAAAGCAGCAATGACTAACTTCTTTGCTAATAACGACTTAGGCTTTTGGATGTTACCTAAGCCTGAAAAGATGAAGAGTTGGGAGCGCATACCAAGGCTAGTCAAGCCTGTACCTTGGGGGTACGAGATAGACACTGATAACGAAGGATGGCTAAACCCTATCGCTAGAGAACTGGAACTATTAGAACTTGCCAAGAGGCATTTAAAGCAATATAGTTACAGAGAAGTCTCTGCGTGGCTAACTACACAGTCAGGTAGAAGTATATCTCACATGGGTTTAAAGAAAAGAGTAGACATTGAGCGAAAACGTAAAACAGTTGCTAGAATTAAACGTGAGCTTGCCAAAAGGCTCCAAAAAGCCATCTCGCAGTACGAAACGCTTGAAAAAGAAAGGGTCGGCTACTACACCCAAGCCAGCTAAGAAAGTTTCACGTGAAACAAAGCAGAAAGTGCCAGCTACCCCTATTGCAGCACTTTTTGATGTAGAACAAGCACAAAACATTGTCTTTAAGCCTAATGACGGGCCACAGACAGACTACTTAGCCTCTGCTGAACGAGAAGTACTGTATGGTGGAGCAGCAGGGGGTGGCAAGAGCTACGCTACACTAGCTGACCCTCTACGTAGTCTTAACCATAAAGAGTTTAGTGGCTTACTTGTACGTCACACTACAGAGGAACTTAGAGAGCTTATACAGAAAAGTCAAGAGTTGTATCCTAAAGCAATTCCCGGCATTAAGTGGTCAGAGCGTAAGTCACAGTGGGTTACACCTAGAGGCGGTCGTATCTGGATGAGTTACCTAGATAAAGACCAAGACGTTATGCGTTATCAAGGACAAGCGTTTAACTATATAGCATTTGATGAGTTAACTCAATGGGCTACCCCGTTTGCGTGGAATTATATGCGCTCACGTTTACGTAGTGCAGCACCAGAACTAGGCTTGTACATGAGAGCCACAACCAATCCCGGTTCTGTGGGACATCAGTGGGTTAAGAAGATGTTTATAGACCCATCTAAGCCTAACACTTCTTTCTGGGCTACGGACATTGAGACAGGGGATAGACTTGAGTACCCTAAAGGACACACTAAGGCAGGCCAACCATTGTTTAAACGTAGGTTTATTCCTGCAAGTTTGTTTGACAATCCGTACCTAGCTGACAGTGGTGATTATGAAACTATGCTTCTGTCTATGCCAGAGCATCAACGCAAACAACTACTAGAGGGTAATTGGGATGTTAATGAGGGCGCAGCTTTTCCAGAGTTCAATAGAAAAATACACGTTGTTGAGCCTTATAGTATTCCTAATAGCTGGACGAAGTTCAGAGCTTGCGATTACGGCTACGGCAGTTGGACAGGTGTTGTGTGGTTTGCTGTTTCTCCCTCAGAGCAGTTGGTAGTCTACAGAGAGATGTATGTAACTAAAGTCACTGCCACTGATCTAGCGGATATGATACTTGAGGCAGAGGCGGGTGATGGCACTATGAGATACGGCGTGTTGGACTCGTCCCTCTGGCATAAAAGAGGTGACACTGGACCTAGTTTGGCAGAGCAAATGATTATGAAGGGCTGTCGCTGGAGACCTTCAGATCGCTCTAAAGGTTCTAGGGTTTCAGGTAAAAATGAGATACACCGCCGTTTGCAGGTGGAGGAGTTTACTGAGGAACCCCAACTCGTATTCTTTTCCACCTGCACCAACTGCATAGCACAACTACCAAGTCTTCCTTTAGATAAACGAAACCCAGAAGACGTTGATACTAATGCAGAAGATCACTTGTACGATGCAATACGCTATGGTATAATGACTAGACCAAGAAGTTCCTTATGGGACTTTAATCCTGCAACACAGAGAAGCGGCTTTCAAGTTGCTGATCCTACATTTGGATATTAAGTATGGACCCTGAAGATTTCACAACTGACTTTGAATCAAACTTAGAGTCTGCTGAGTCAGCACACATTAAAGATGTGTCTACAGAAAGCATGACTGATCCTAAAGCGGGTCACATTATTGACTTGGTTATGAGCAAGTACAAGAAAGCAGAAGACTCACGCTATACAGACGAATTACGTTGGATGAGTGCTTACCGTAACTATAGAGGTATCTACAATAGTGAAGTACAATTCACAGAAGCAGAGAAGTCAAGAGTATTTGTAAAAGTTACTAAGACTAAAACTCTAGCTGCCTACGGTCAGATTGTAGAAGTACTATTTGGCAGTCAGAAGTTTCCTTTAGCTATTGACCCTACTACGTTGCCTGAAGGTGTAGCAGACACGGTACACTTTGATGTCAATCCCAAAGCAGAAGAAGCTGGTGATGCATTAAAAGACGCCTTTGGCACTATGTTTGGGCCTGACACTGCGCTTGAACCCGGCGATACTATGGAGTGTATTAAGGCCCGTCTTGGTGGCTTAGCTAAGAAGCTTGAGCCTGTAGAAGATAAACTTGTAGAAGGTGTAGGCTCTCTACCTAGTAGCATTAACTTTAGTCCTGCTTTGGTTGCAGCTAAGAAGATGCAGAAGAAAATTCATGATCAACTAGAAGAGTCAGGTGCTAACAAACAGCTACGCCTTAGTTCTTTTGAGTTGGCTTTGTTTGGTACAGGTATTATGAAGGGGCCGTTTGCGGTCAACAAAGAGTATCCTAGTTGGAATGATGAGGGTGAGTACCAACCTACAATCAAAACTGTACCTTCTACTAGCCATGTTTCTCTTTCGAACTTCTACCCTGACCCTGACGCAGCTAATATGGATGAGGCTGAGTATATCGTTGAGCGTCATAAACTATCACGCTCTCAAGTACGTGCGCTTAAAGGTCGGCCTTTCTTCCGTGACAACGCCATTGAGAAGTCTCTTAACATGGGTG